CCTGGGTATGCTTTTCCTGCTACCCAGGGTGATGCGCTGCTGGACCAAATCCATGCCTATTTTAAGCGACGCGAACCGGTAGTGCTTCAACCGGTTGCTGCCAAGTATGCCACGGAGCGTCTTACGTCCCTGTATCAGGTTGGTCGCCGAGGTAAGTTGTCTCTCTTAGATTTGGAACAAGCGGCGGCCTGCCATTTTCCAAGCGGTACTGGTTTGGGATTTCCAGTGGTATCAAGCGACTCAGAAAAGTTCCTGTACGAGGTCTATAAGATCTCCGAGGAGATACACAACTCGGGATACGACCTTCGCTGGGTGTGTGAGCTCCCGGCCATTCTGGGTAAGCGTGGCCAGCCGAGAGGTGTGCCCTCATTGGTTGGTACGCCGTACGCCAAGACCAGAGTTATTTACGCCATGCCACGCGCCTTAATGAATGTGGAGAAGCGCATACAGTATCCACTTCAAGGTGTCCTCAGTGAAAGGGAGGAATTCAGCGCGTGGGTGGGGCGTCCGAGGGTTGCGAAGGCGGTCACTCGGATGTTAGCTCTTAAAGACCGAGACTTTCTCTCGGTTGACTTTAAGTCCTTTGACGTTAGCGTCCCGAATGCGGTCCTAGATATCGTGTTCGGAGTCGTCAAGGGTTGGTTCACTGGAGAATCGGGTGCGGTTATTGACTTCGCTAAGGAGGTCTTTTGTCGCACTGGCATACTTGTCCCCGGTTCATACTTTCCTGGTAGTGACCGGACGGGTGGTGTGCCGTCGGGTTCGGTAATGACGAATCTGATCGACAGCCTGGTAAACTTGTGGGTCGTGCATTACGCCTCATCTTTGACAGGACAGCGTTTTGACTCTGCGCTGGTGCAGGGTGATGATGGGGTTTATGCATTTCGTGGTAGTTTAGACCTTCCAGCCTTGGTTCAGGTTGTCTCTAGTCTAGGAATGACCATCTCTGCGGAGAAGTCGATGGTTGCACGTGATTGTGTGCATTTCTTGCAGGATCTGCACACTAAAGATCGTGTTGTCGACGACCTCAACGTGGGACAGCGCCCATGGCAGCATATACTGAATAGTGCCATGTCATATGAGCGCGTTGATGGCAAGCCTTGGAATCGTGTTAGTGATACAGTAAGGTGGCTACAGCAGTGGACGGAAGGGTTGTACCACCCTTCCTTTTCTGCCGCCTGTGACTGGCTGTACGAATCGGATTACATGTGTCGTGACGTGATAGGGAGGATCCGATCAGGTGATATCGGCTTCCTCTACCCCACGCTCTCGAACGTTAACCGCAAGGATAGTAATGCCTTTAAATACCGGTTGACCCCGGAGTCCTTCCTGTCCTCGACCGTAATCACGCACTTGATCGCAGGTGTGTAGTCTACTCACATCTTCTCTGGAGGTATTTATGCGGAAGATATTGGTGTGTCTTCGGGTTTTGGACTCCATTGGCTGGGTCCTTATATCCGTCGTTGCTCTTTACGTTGCGCTTGCGGTGCACAACATTACTTCCTCACAGTAGCCTCCCATTCGACTCCGTTTCCTTGGTGTTGCTTGAGTAAGGAGGTCTGTATGGATGAGAATGATCCTGTTTTGGTCGACCCAGGTCAGGAGTTAGTTTCTGTGGTGCCCGTTAGAGAAGGGCAATCCCGTAGTCAGCCTGGATCGATTAATGACCTCTCTGATCACTTTGAGACTTACGGTTTGACCGACCGTGAGAGTGCTGATGATTGGAGACGTCGTGTGACCTCCGTTCCATATTACTCAGGGGGCTATATGGGTCGTCAGTTGAATTATCGACGCGAGCCCGTACCATCGCCTTTCCCGGCTACTCCACTGCCGGGGGGTTTCTCAGGTGCTTCAGCCCTTCGTGATGGTCCTCTTGGTCAGATCTTGGACACTACTGTCATGTTTGATGCGTACGACTTGGCTGTGTTTAACGAGGAGCGTAGACGGCTTGACGCTGTCGAAGATTCTCGTTATCCCGTGCGCTCCGAGGCGGTCCCCTTTGGGGACCTTTCACGCCCAACTATGGGCGTGAATAAAGGTGACAAAATGGCAATTTCGCCCTTCTCATCTCGCCTTGGTCTTGTCCAAGGTTCCGCCTTGCACGACTCTTTCGGACTAAACTCCTCGAGCCACAGTATTGGCTCTCATATGGAGTTGCCGCAAGCCTCACCAGCAACTATCCCGCGGAGGCGGAGGGTGCGTGTCCACCTCGGCCACGCTGATCCTTAACTGTTCTTCTCTAACTGCAGGAGTTACTTATGGCTCGTAGACGAGGGAGATCCGGCACCGTGCGTCGTTCCCTTGGGAATTGGCTCATTGGTGGTACCGCTTTCAATTCTGGAGGCGGACCATTCTCTGGGACTTCCTGGGGGCAGTCGTACACGGTTGTCGCGAGTGCGTCGCCGGTTACTTTATCTTTGGTCTCTAGCGCGGAGTATACTCCGGGCACGGCGTCCTCAGTGGCAGATGCTCCAGGAGAGTTTGATGTCGATGTGGTGGAGGGTACCATAAATTTCAGCAACCCGGTCGGCGCGGTTGTAGGTGTCTGTGTCGGGATATACCTGGCACGACAGCTGCCCGCGGCGTCGACTTCGGTTGCTGTCCAGGATCCCTCCAACCCCGCCGACGCTCGCCATGATGATTACCTCTTTCTAAAGGGGTTTACACTTCAAGGCACCAGCGCCACGGCAAACACCTCTCCCATCAGCATGTCAGTGAGTATCCCCAGGCAAGTGTATGTTCCTTCGGGCTCTATTCTTGTCTGTACTGTCGCGTGCGCTGCTGGGACGGTCACGATAGTCCCGTTCATCCGTTCCCATGTGCGACGTTCGGTGTAGGGTTGGCGTTTCATCTGTTTGGTCTAACTGAGAAAGGTTACCTCGATGCTGCTTGAACAATGGGCTGATGTTATCCGTGATAAGGCATTGGAGCTGATGCGCAAGCACTGGTCCCAACACCGCCCTCGCGGTAATTTGAATGTCACCGTTATGAGCGTGTTGAGTGAGGACAACAAGATTCAGTATTCTGTGGAACTTGGTCTGGGTGGGGAGCTATGCTCCCCTCTCACTACCGCCCCCATTCTCGAAAGATCAGAACCTGTGATCAACTCCTCCTCCTATTCTGAGTCGTGACCCA